GGGAGCGATTTATTAAGGGACGATATATATGGTTGTCTGGCTAGATCCAAGCAAAGCGAGAAAGTTGCCTATGCCCTGCTCCATCAAGCACAGGCGAACAGAGATCACGCTAGGCTACCTAACTTGGTTAAGGCACACAGAGAGGCTTTGCGTGGCCGATTGGACGCAGAAATGAAAGTAGAGAGTTTGCAGAGAGCAACTGGTGCAGTAATTGGTACGGATCTGGCTCGTAGCATTATGTCCCGATACATGACCACGATTCGCAACCTTATGGAAGGCTTGCCGTCCAGCCTTTGTCGCAGAGCAAACCCCACAGACCCAGAACTCGCCAAGGAAGTTATAACGGAGGGGATTGAAAAGGTTATAGCAGTTATCCACAAAACAAAAGGTTCGTTTGGCGAAACAAAAATGCTTGACGAAAAACCAGAAAAAGAGGTAAAACATCAAGATGAGCAAGAAAAATGAAGTTAGCTATCCGTGTCTTAGAAAGATCAAACTAAATGAAATCAAAGGTGCGGACTACAATCCTAGAAAAATTAGCAACGAGGCACTTGGTCGTCTCACCAAGAGTCTTTCCGAACTCGGGGATCTGCAACCAATCACAGTCAATGTCCGAACTGGAAATACCATTATCGGAGGACACCAGAGATTCAAAATCTATCAAGCCATGGGAAGGGAAGAAATTGATGTTTGGCTCGTTGACCTTTCTGAAGAAAAAGAAAAAGCAGCCAATCTTGCACTTAACAATATGGCTGGAGAGTTCGACACAGAAGCTCTCAAAGACTTGCTCGAAGATATTGACACCTCACAAATCGACTTACAAATTACTGGCTTCTCAGATGAAAACCTTAAGAGCCTTATGTCCGCTACAATTCCCGATGGTCCATTGGCTCTGGATGCAGAGCAAGCTCAAGCTGGAGGAGGGGATATTGACGCTGGTGAGTATATTCCTCCCGCATCTTCAATCCGAATGGTTCCAATTTATCTTACAAACGAGGAACACGATGGATTCCTCGAAAAAGTCCGAAAGCTCGGAGACACTTGGAAGGCAGAAACGGCAACGGACACAATCAAAGCCTGCGTTGAAAAAGCGTTCCAAGACCTTGCACCGAAGGTTTGACAAGGTAAAATAGGCTTATGAAGGTTATTCGACTCGAAACTTGCCTGCCCGATGAGGAAGTAGATAAACTAGGGGGAACACATCTCCCCGAGAACTGCTATGACCACCTCATCCAAGAGGATGCAGAGGTTTACAAGCCAGACGGCACACTTCTGATGCGTTTCCGCAAAGGCATACTACCTATCGAGCTATGTCAGAAATCATACGAGTCTGTCCGTTCAGCTGCTACCCCTAACGAAAACAGAGGAATGGCTGGTGGGATTCTCACAGATGAGAAAGCAAAGCAGTATGGTCTGATCAAAAGTGCGAAAACCAACAAAGGCTTCGGTGTGAGGGCACAAAGGATGCTGGCTGACGGCACAATCAGTAAAACAAGCGTAGCAATCCCTGTTTTGTCGGGAGTGATGGGATCTATGGATCGCAACGCACGATTCCCATATTGCCGTACAACTTCTTGGAATAACGCAAATCCAGAGAAATTCGCAAAGGCTATTCCCCTCATTCAAAAAATTAGCTCTATTTTCCAACAGGAAGTACCCGAAAGGTGGAAAGCACAGAAAGAAAAATGTGACTCCACATCACAAGAGTGGGTAATTCCCAATACAGTCTTTACCACCATCACAGTCAATAAGAACTGGCAGACTGCCGTTCATAAAGACCAAGGTGACTTGGCAGAGGGCTTCGGGGTTATGTCTGCATTTTCCGCTGGTGGATATGCTGGCTGTTACCTTGTTTTCCCAAAGTATCGAGTTGCTTGCGATATGCGTACTGGCGATGTCATTCTGTGCGATGTTCACGAATGGCACGGCAACACACCCCTAGTTCCCAAGGAGGGTGTCCCCCACGAAAGAATCAGTTGCGTGTTCTACTATCGTGAGAACATGATGAAGTGCGGGACTGCCAAGGAAGAACTAGATAATGTCAAAAAGCGAATTAGAGGAGCAGGACAGCCAGTTTACTGAAAGGAGCGAAGTTGCCGTAATAGGCTGTGGTGAGCCTAACGGGAAACACTCAAAGGAAACGCAACTTGTAGCTGCGAATTCGTTTTATAACGGACTCATCCCGCACATTTACTACTTTTCACCCAACACCAGCAGGCTTTTAACCAACAAAAAGTTTTTAAGCAGTAGCGGATTTCCCATCACAGTCTGCGGTTCTACGCCACAAGCCTCGTTTGAGGTGATTCAGAAGCTTGGAAACTACCATACACGGACTTGGATAGGCATAGCCCCAGAAGTTCCCAGAACCTACGATGTAACCAGAGAGGGAGTTTTGTATTTGTGGAGGCAATCACCATCCAGAGACATCATTTTTAATAATATGCCGATGGAAGATGCACTTTCCAACTGGGCATTCGACTACCTAAAGTTTGTTCGGCTTGTGGTTTGCCAGACGGAATCCGAGAAAATCCTTTACTCAAGCGATGTGAAAGTTATAAGTGAGAAGCAGAGTACGAGCAGCATGACAATACTTTCCCTATGACCGAACTAGAGCTAGAGCAATTCGTGGATGGGATGTGGTCGCCAAAGAAAACGCCATCAGTCAGAGAGTGGGCAGAAGAAAATCTTTACCTTTCCGAGCGTGTTTCTTCGAGTGCTGGACCATATTCCACAATTCTGACTCCCTATGTGCGTGAGCCTCTGGAGGACTTTCGTGATGACAGGGTGAGAACGATGGTTCTCTGTTGGGGGGCACAGACGGCAAAGACCACTACAATCCTCGCTGGCCTAGCCTACAAGCTGGATATGGCTCCTGTGCCTGCGATGTGGGTAATGCCGAACGAAAATCTGGCTAGGTCTTTCTCCGAGTATCGCTGGCTACCGATGGTCGATGACTGCCCTGTGCTGGCAAGGCACAAACCCTCCAACACAGACAAATACAAACTGATGGAACAGCACTATGATAAAATGTCGCTTTGGTTTTTCGGCAGTAACTCACCAGCCAATCTTAGCTCTCGTAGCGTAGGCTTGCTGATTTGTGACGAGACGGACAAATTTGCAGAGGCATCTTCAAAGGAAGCAGGAGCTATTCAACTGGCAGAGGCTCGCACCCGAACCTATCCCCTTTCCCTAACAGTTCAGACATCCACCCCGACCACGGAGTTTGGTTACATCTGGCAGTCATTCTTACGAGGAGATCAGAGATACTTCCATGTTCCCTGCCCCTTCTGTGCGGAAACCCAAGTTCTTACTTGGCCGAATGTGAAGTGGGATGCCACAGCAAAGGGAGACAATGGCGAGTGGGACAATGAGAGAGTTCGGGCTAGTGCGTATTACGAATGTCCTAGTTGCAAGGGGAAGATCACAGACGGACACAAAACCAAGATGCTACGGCTTGGGAAGTGGAAGCCTGCCAATCCAAACCCAGAACCGAACATCAAATCCTATCACTTATCTGGTTTGTATAGCCCTTGGGAGACATTCGGGAAGCTGGCTGTAAAGTTTATCAACGACAAGAAAAGCATTATGGGGCTACAAGACTTTGTGAATTCAGTTCTCGGACAGCCTTGGGTGGAGCAGAATGACGAAGAGCCTGTGCGGGTATCTGGCTCTGGATACAGGATGGGGGAACAATGGAAAGATTCTCAGCGAAGAATCATCTCTGCCGACATTCAAGAGGGTGGTGGTTTTCATATGTGGGTCACAATTCGTGCGTGGAAGCTGGATGGCTCGTCCCGCTTGGAGTGGTGCGGGAGGCTAGAAACTTGGGATTCCCTGCGAGCAACCCAGCTTGATTGGAAAGTTGAGGACAAGATGGTGTTCGTGGATTCGGCAGATCAGACGAGGGATGTCTATTACCAAGCTTGTCGCTACGGCTGGACTTGTTTGCTCGGTAGCGATGCCCCTCTTTTTGCCCACACCAGCGGTAAAGTTCGAGTAAACCGACCATATTCCTCGATGCAGTGGGGAGATCCTTTGTCTGGAACGAATCGCAACGCACAATCAGAAGGTCTTGCGAGGCCAAGGTGTCCTGTAATCCGCTGGTCAAACCCAACCATTAAGGATATGGTGCAGATGCTTCGTACTGGCAAAATGGGCAAGTGGGAAATCCCAGACGATGCACCAGACGATTGGCACAACCATATGAACGCAGAGGTAAAAAGACCCAAGTACAATCCTCTTACTGGCCGAACAAGACTCATCTGGCATCGGGTTAAGAAGGACAATCACTTGAGAGATTGCGAGTGTATGAACCTTGTGGGTGCGATGTTATCTGGATGTATGCCAGTTCCGCAGGATGGGCTGGCTGAAGAGAAGGTGGAGCAGATGGATAGGATAGAACTGGAGAAAGTATGAGGCTTTTCTTGTCTTGGCTTCTTTACCACATAGGGGACAAGTATAGCCTCTTTATGGTAAAAACAGGCATAGGCTATGGGTTCTACAATAAGGTTATGCTTTTGTCTTGTGATCTAGATAAAAAAGGGCAAATTTGGAAAGAACCCAATGAATAAGTTGACAGGGATATAAATAGCATGGCCGTACAAGGGGTTTATTATGGATTGGATCTGGCAACTGTTACACAGATTCGCACAGAGACTTTGAATGCAATCGAAGCTATCCTCAAAACTGGTGCATCATATAGCATTGGTGGAAGGCAACTTACGAGGGCAAATCTGCAAGAACTACAGAATACCGTGATGGAATGCACAGCTGCGATCAATCGCTTGGCTGGACCAAGAGCCAGAATCAACCGCACATTCCCCGATTATTCCAACGGCGGTAGGAACTAGAAAAGTTGATATAAATAGCGTTTAATAAGGAGACAATATGGAAAACAATAAAATCTTTAATCTTTTGGACAAGGCAATCGAGATACTGGATAGGTGCTGGAAGGGTTATAGGCCAGTTGCTGGGGTGAAGCCATACGAGGCTGGTAGCTGTGAAAAGGAAATGGCTACGCAGTCTGATATGAGCGAAATTGAGGAAGTAATTTCTATGCTGGATAAGGCTATTGCGTTTTACGACCCCAGCCAAGCTAGAGATTCATCTGGAAGGTGGGCTGGTGGTGAGGGAGAACATGGCTCAAACAAAAGTGGAAACTCATTTGTAACTGATTCTCAAGAGCAAATGCTAACAAGCAAAGAAGGAGCAATAAAGGTTATTGAAGATCATCACGAAAGAGCATTAAAGAATGTAACCGCAGAAGATGAAGAGCCTGCAGTATCAGATGCTCTTGATAGGGTTGATTCTGTAATGGAAGCTATTGATCAAGCAAGGCAAGACCAACCTCAGAAGTTTTATGAAATTCTTGGCAAAGCATCAGATAAAATAAGCTCTATATCTAAAGGACTATCGAAAAGTAGCTCTAAAGCAGTAAGTCGAAATGCCGATTATTTTGAAACTCTAGCAAGTGCAATAAGTGAAATCGCAGAAGTATATAGCAACAACACTTCTGATACTTGGTATAGAAAATAAAACATGGCACAGCTAAACTTCCTCGAAAAAGCGATCAGCACTCTAAATCCCAAGTTTGGGCTAAAGAGGCTTGCTGATAAATGCAAGCTCACGGAGTTTACTCGCTTTGCTGGGGCTTATCCCAGCCGTGATAGGCGTCCTTCTTTGCCATTGTCTGGTGGTGAAAGCTACTACTCCACATACGAAAGGCTTGAGCTTCTTAAGGCTGGTCGTGAACTTGAGGACAACAATCCAATTATTCGCTCGATTCTTCTTAAATTTTCGCAGTATGCACTCGGAAACTTTCGCTATATGTCCCGAACTGGTGACAGAGCCATAGACCAAATTTATGAAGATTACTGGTCTAACTGGTGCAAGCGTTGTGACTACTTCGGACGGCAGAACTTTGAATCCCTCTCGCACCTTGCACTTCGCTCTGTGCTTCGTGACGGAGATGTTGGCTTTGTTATCACAAGGGAAAACTCTATTGATGGGCAAGTTGATCCCAATTCGGATCTAAGGCTACAGGCAGTAGAGGCTGATCGTATCGGTGGAATGTTTGATAACCCTACATCTTCTCAGTCTTACATCGGTGGCGTGAACTTTGACGAACACGGACGCACAAAGTCATACAAAGTTTACCGCAGGACGCAGGGCAATTTCTATACAGACGAGCAGGAAGTACCCGCATCCTCTTTCCTATTCATCTATGACCCGCTTCGTTTGGACGAGGTGCGTGGTCGTAGCCATCTTGCTTCTGTCATCAACTACTGCAAAGACCTTGCTGAAACGATGGAAGCGGAAAATCTGGCAGTCAAAAACGCTGCTTTCCGAATTATGACCATCTCGAATGCGACAGGATCAGCAGACGATCCCGCATCCTACTTCAACCAAGCACAGACAGATTCCTACGGCAACACGATGAACATTGAGAATATGCAGAGGGGGCAGATCAATTATATCCCTACTGGCTCGGAAATGAAGATGTTTGAGAGCAATCGTCCTTCTTCAGCGTTCCAAGGCTATGTGGATTTGATTGTTCATATGATCGCTCTTGCATTTAACTTGCCTTTTGGATTCTGCTACGACCTTTCCAAGCTCGGTGGTCCAACTGTTCGCCTAGAGATGGCACTTGCTTCTCGTACTTTCAAGCGTTGGCAGGGCATCTTCGAGGCTCGCTTCTTTGACAAAATCAAGAACCTTGTTATCGCAGACGGAATTTCGAGAGGTAAAATCCCGCCCAATGCTAACTTTACTACTGGGAAATGGATTTACCCATCTGACAGCACGATTGATGTAGGTCGTGATTCGCAGGCAAACATCTCGGAGTTCAAAGCTGGACTGCGAACTGCATCAGAAATCTATGGAGCAAAAGGAGAAGATTATGAAGAAGCCATGCGTCAAAGAGCCTACGAAGTCAAATATGCCAGCGATCTTTCGAAAGAGTTTGGAGTTTCTACGGAAAATATTTCGGATGCCTTCAAAGCTCAAGCACCAATGCCCGAACTGGAGAAGGCGAAACTGCCAGAAATGCCAGCTCAAGAAGCGATGCCCCAAGGGGTAGTAACGGATATTCCCTCGCTCAATGGAGCACAAGTATCCTCGCTGATCAATGTAATGAACGCTGTTTCCGTTGGTGCGATCTCGAAAGATGGTGCGGTTGCCATTATCACTTCTGCCTTCCCAACGATTAGCGTTGAGCAAGCCTCACAGATTGTGTCTGGCGTGAGCGTTGGAACGACCATTCCCACGGCTAAAATTGACCCTACGGCATCAGAAGTGGCTGGGGAACAGGATGTGCCAGCGAGAGCGAGAAGGACAAACCTCACACCCTACTTTACTACAAGCGATGCAGAAATGATTTTAGATGCGATTGAGATGCAGAAGCTCGCAGACATTGATCTGACCCCATCAGAAGGAATGATCGAGTCCGCAAAGTCAGCCCTTCGGGTTCGTGCTGATAAGCCAGCCAGCGAAAGAGGAATGACACAGGTGGGAATCGCAAGAGCTAGGGATATTATCGGAAAGAAAAAACTTTCTCCTCGCACTTGGCGTAGGATGTTGGCTTTCTTTTCACGGCACGAAGTGGATAAGAAAGGCTCGACTTGGGATGAGAAGGGCAAAGGATGGCAGGCTTGGAACGGATGGGGCGGTGACGCAGGCTTTACCAGAGCCAAAAAGATAGTGGAGCAACTTAACAAAGTTCGTGACGGAGAATAACTCCGTGATACAGTTCACCTACAACTCAAAAAAGATTGAGTTTTACGACCCATCGCAAGCCAGAGATGAGTCTGGCAAGTGGACTGGTAGCGGAGGAGAAGGCAAGGAAAGTCTAAGCGGAACGACTAGCGTTTATCACGGAACAACTGCTGATGTTCTTGGCAAAATTAGGGAGGCAGGACTAAAGCCATCCAGAGATGGAGTTCACGGAAAAGGTGTTTACGCAACGGACAATCAGAGACTAGCACTTGAATATGGATGCCTAAAAGCACCGCAGGCTACTAAAATAGGTGGGAAAGTTCTTCTTGGGATTGTGGAAGTAGCAGTATCTGGCTTTAAAAGTGTTTACGAGGAAAAAAGAGACAAAGACCCATACAAGGTATTTCTATCAGAAAAAGAAGTATTGCCATCTGCAATTAAAAGGATGATGATATTTGACGCAAAGCCTGTGAGAAAATGGATATTTGAAGGTGGCGAAAAGCCAAAGCCTATCGCAGTTAAAAATCTCGAAGAGGGAACTATCTTTGTTCCAATTCTTATTGACGAATCTGAACTAACAGATCTCGAAGAGGGGGAGTGTCCAGTTGAGACGCAAGACATCAAAGCAAACCTAGAGAATAGGCAGGAAGCTATTGATATAGCACACTATGGTCCAGCTAACCCAAAAGAGCCAAACGAGGAATACTGGAAGGCAAAGGCAGGGATTTTTGACGGCTCTGTGGAAGAAGCCAAGACGATGCGGTGCGGGAATTGTGCTGGCTTCAACAAAAAGAAAAGCATTATTGATTGTATCTCAAAAGGGATAGGGATGGATGCGAAGGAAGTTGAGAAGGCTGGTGATCTAGGATTCTGTGAGATATTCGACTTCAAATGTGCCTCGCTTCGGACTTGCGATGCTTGGATTGTCGGTGGTCCAATAACAGATGAAAAGGAACTTGCCCGAACTGTAGCCCAAACACCAGCTCCTAAAAAAGACAGAATCAAAGGCTCTGACAAAAATCCAGAGGGAACAGCCTCCACCAGAAGCAAAGCTGGAGACATCGAGGTTTCACAGCAAGTCGAAGAATCTCTGAAAGCAAAGATCGCAGAATTTAAGAAAAAGCATCCAAGCCGAAACGCTCCTACCCTTGGGGCTTTGAAGAAAGTATTTCGCAGAGGTGCGGGAGCATATTCGGTAAGCCACAGACCAAAGATTAGTGGGGGTGCTCCTAACTCAAGAAACGCATGGGCTATCGCTCGGGTGAATAAGTTTCTAAAAATGGCGGGTGGAGGGAAGGTTAAGAAATCTTACAGGGAGGCAGATGGCGATCTTCTTAGATTCGAGGAAAGCTCGGAAAGCACAAACTTCTACGATCCAAGCCAAGAGCGAGATGAGTCTGGAAGATGGGCTGGAGGTGGTGCATCAGCACAGGGGAAGTTTATCGAAAGAATCAAAAGGGATAATCCCAAGGCAGATGTGGCAAGCGAGGCAGTAAAAAAGGGAGTTGATACAATTATCAAGGGAGTTCGTGGGGCGAAAATCGCAGGCAAGTATGGAGCAACCAAGACGGCAGAGATTAAAAAGTGGCTCGGTAGTAGCGATGGCAAGGAGTTTCTAAACACAGCAGGCGACACGCTTCGTGTTATCGGGGCTGGAGCAATCGGAGCGATTCGGGGCATAAACAATGACAGATATAAAATCCTTGTTGGTGGCCTAGTAAATCCAGCACTTGTTCCTTATCTTGCAGGAGCTTCTGCTACGAGGGGAATGTTCGATCAAGTGGCAAAGGAATATCGTGGCAAAGGAGTCGGAAGGACAATCTCAAACAAAATAAGGGAAAAGATCGGAGTAAAACCAATGCAGGCTTTTGTGCAGACGATCAAGCTCCAAGTTAACCAACCGCCCATAGACGATGTTGTATCCTATCTGGCAGATGTTCTTCGTGTTTCGATTGAGGAAGCTATTGAGGGCAAGGAAAGATTTGAGATCATTTCATTCTATGACCCCTCGCAAGAAAGGGATTCAAGCGGAAAGTGGACTAGCGGAGGTGGAACTTCCGTTGCCAATGAGCCAGAGCAAGGAATGCCGATCTACGATGAGGGCGAGGGCAAGCCCATTTCACCCATAGGCGATTCGGATGAGGAACTTACGCAAGCTGAAAGAATAGAAAAAGAACTAAACCCAGCCGAGCAAGAATACGCACAAGAGTTTATGCAAGTTATTGGTCCACCTAAAAGACAGCATACACTCGGAGAGCACGACGAGGAATACAAGCAGGATGTAGTAGGATGGTCAAAATCATTTGCTGAAAACAATGTGGACAAAGAAGAAGCAGTTGAAATCGCAAAAAGCCTTCACAAATACGCTGGAGATGGACATAGAGAGGTAAATAAATCCTTGCGTGATATGGGAGACTTAAGCAGAAAATCGGATTCGCCAGACCTAGAGGCTCTTCAAATGGCTGCTTTAATGGAAACCGCACTAAATTTAGCTCCTAAAATTAAACAGAGTGAAATATGGAGAGGAATTAAAACAGATACAAAACAACCATTAAGTCAAAGCACAGCACACAGGCTTGCCAAAAACGCAAAGGTGGGTGAAAATATAAGTGACTTTGGATTCTCTTCTTTTTCTTTGGACAAAACAGTGGCAGAGGAATTTTCAAACTGGGATGAAAAAACAATGCAGGGCAGAACAGAAGGAAGAAAATACTACGGCTCTAAGGTTTTAATTAAAGTCAAAAATGCTGATGGAGTAGGAGTAAAGATGCCTTCTTTTGCGTCCTCCTTTCTGAAGGAAAAAGAAGTATTGCTTCGTCCAGAAACACCTCTAAGAATTACATCTGTTACCAGAAAGGAACTTCCTGTCGCATCAGTTCTTAAAGGAGAAGATAAATTTGTTTATCACACGCTAATCGAGGCAGAGATCGTAAAATGAGCAATCAAATCGAGCAAAGAATGGACGATGACGGATATAAGACCCTAACCGAGCAGGAGGTGGCAGATATGAAGAAAAAGCCATCGGTACTAGAAAGAATTAGGGCAAAGATAGCTAAAGAAAAAAGCTTTTCCTATAACGGCAAGCCTATTAAGCTGTAAGGATGTGTTCTGTAGTAGGTGCGTTGTGCGTTAATCCTAGCTTTATAGACTTTCAGCTTTTAAGAAACATATTTAATCAGTCTCAAATAAGAGGGCTACACGCTACTGGAATCTCCTACGCAAAAGACGGAAAAGTTTTCACGGAGAAAACGCCAGAAAAAGCAGACAACTTTCAGCTAAACTTTCCTAGCTACCTCGACAAAGACAAAAACCTAGCACTCATCGGGCATTGTAGGTACTCGACAAGCGACTTAAACTTTAACCAGCCTATATCCACGGACGAACTATCCGTAGCACACAACGGAGTTATCACCCAAGAGCCTGCGGAAAGCTGGAAGAAATTGTATGGCTACGATTGCGAAACAAGAAACGACACAGAGCTTCTCTTGAGGTCTATTCTCGATGGGAAAAACCCTCTCAAAAAGTGGGAAAATGCCTCGATAGCCTGCTGTGAGCTACACCCAGAGGGGCATATAAGGTTCTATCGCAACGGAAAAAGGCCACTTTACTTTTGCCGTGTGAAAAATAACATCTTTGTATCCTCAACGGCAGACATTCTCAAGAGGGCTGGCATCTCGGAGGAGATCGAGAGAGCTAAACCAAATGTCTATTACAAGGCAGACAAAAACCTCTGCATAACCGAGGAAGATTCTGGTGCAATATCAAATGATCTACAAATAAACTATGAAACTGTTAAGTGAGAATTCAGTAGTTTCCACGCTAAATTCATCGCCATCTGGTGATAATACCAAGTTCCTATCCAACTCGCATAGCCTCTGGAAGAGATTCGAGAACTACAAAAAGAATCCTCCGCTTGGTCTTGAGGTCGATGGCAAGATAGTTTCCATCATTTTTTGCACATACAACCGAGACGAGTATGTGAATCTATATGAGATAGTGACCACGCAGGGCAACGAGGGGAAAGGGTATGCGTCTTTGCTGTGGCGGGAGTTCATAAGGTATTCATGCTTGGAGAAAAAATGCAAAAGGCTAAAGCTTTCCTGCACTCCGTCATCGCTGACTTGGCACATTAGAAACGGACTTGTGTTCTGGGGTGTTGATCCAACTGGATCTCTGAGGTCGGATCAAAGAATATTCCAGACAGTTCAAGAACAAAAGGACTATCGAGATGCCTGCGTAAAGCATCCAATTATCGGAATCCCCAGCCCCAAGGTGTGCAAAAAACTTGCACTAGAAACCATAGAGGGACACAAGTTCAGCCAGAAGAAGCTAGAGGAAGTAAACACGGCAATCGCCAAGGCTGGAAGCTTCTGGCTACGCAACGCACTTTTCCAGAAATGAATCTATACGAGAAGGCGAACAGGCGAGAGGGATTCATAAGATGGTACGCTTGGTCTTTGCGGTTCTTGGATTGCGACCCTGCTGTATGGATGACGAACTACATCAACAAAAGATACGAACACAATGACGAGCAGAGGCTGTGGCTGTGCTGGCTGTACGGAAACACATACAACCTACCCACGGCTTGGGTTCTGATGAATGAATTTCCAGACTTCGAGCTTGCCACGGAGTCCAGAATAGAGGAGTGGAATCAAAAGAACTACAAGAGACTGAGATACCAAACAGACACCAAGTGGAACAAGGGGCACTTGCCGTCTATGTTCGCTTCGTATAAAAAGTTCATAGGTGCAAGGACGCAGAGAGAGAAGATAACTAGCCTTCTAGGATCGAACGAATCCGAATCCTTTACTAGCCTCTGGAATGGGGTGAAGAATAGCCTGCATAAGTTCGGTAGATACTCGACTTGGTTTTACCTACAGCACCTAAAGCAGACGGCTAGTGTGGATATTTACCCCACAGGACTGATGCTGAGCGACTACGATGGCTCAAAATCGCACAGAAATGGCCTTATTCTTGCGTTAGGACAGGACGATAGGTGCAATTCAAGGCTAACGCCAATCGAGTACAATTCGCTGGAATCAGAAGGCAATCAGATTTTACTCGAAACAAGGCAGAGATTTCCAGATGTAGCCAAGTATGCAGACCCCTTTTCGATGGAAACTTGTCTCTGCTCGTATAAAAAGTTGTTCAGAAACCATCACGGAAGGTATCTAGGATACTATCTGGACAGGCAGGCAGAGGAAATCAGCAAGGCCGAGGGAGATGAGTGGTCTGGAATCGAGTGGAAAGTTCTATGGCAGGCGAGGAATGAAACTTTGGACAAGAGGCTAGTCTCTAAAAAAGGTATCGACAAGAGGGGCTACTCATTTATATCCAAGGATAACTCTGGTCAAATCAATAGGCTGGATTGGCTAAACGAAAGATGAGAACAATAACGGCAATAGGTGGCTCTCCCGCTACTGGCAAAACCACTTTGATGCGGAAGTTTATCGAGATTCACGGCGAGTGGCAGACGCTAGAGCCAGCACCGCCAGCATCTAAAAACAGACTGATAAAATCCATCCCTTGTATGTACAGCCAAATGCTCGACCTTTTTATATTGGGAAAGTACCAGACGAATGAATTATTCTCTGGAACGGACAAGTTAAGTATGGCAGTCCAGCCAACAGCACAGGACTTTGTACGCTATGTGAAGAGGAATATATTGTTTGAGGGGGATAGGCTTTTCACGCCATCTTTCTTGAAGTTCCTATCCGTTCTTCCAGACACGAAGTTAAGAATCTTAATTTTAACTGCACCAAAAGAAATGCTAGAAAAAAGATACAAAGCCAGAGGTTCAAATCAATCCGAAACTTTTTTGAAGGGAAGAGATACAAAGTATAAAAACATAGCGGAAGATAGAGAACTAATTCCATTCGTTACTCGAATGAGCAACACCACGCTGGAAGAGCAGTCAAAAATTGTAAATTTCCTCTGCCTTAAATAAATATTTTAAGGTTATTTTTGCCCTCCTCTGTAAAACACACCTATTGTGTGTCTTGCTCTCGAAAATAATTGAAAATAAATCTTGCCAAGCGGGTTAGAAAAGGGCATACTCCTACCCATGATAAACAACCAAACGACCTTCGGAATCGAGATCGAAACTCAAATTCCCACCAACATCGCCATTCGGGTTGGCTACCACGGCAACGGACTCCCTGTTACCGAGGTTACTCTCTCCAACGGCCAAGTTGTTCAAGCTCCCCGCTTCGCTGGTGAAACTTGGAAAGCGGACGAAGACCCTTCCATCCGCACGGCCAACGGATTTAAAAAATGCGAGTTTGTCTCCCCTGTCCTCAAGGGCGATGAAGGACTCCAGCATATCCTCGAATTCCTCACTTTCCTCAAGGCAATCGGAGCAAAGCGTCCGATTCGGATGGGCGGTGCAACTCAAGGTGGAATCCATGTGACGATTCACGCTGGAACTTCGTGCGGTTCGTCCTCCCCTGCTCAAATCTTGAACTGGTGCGAGAAGGTAGCTCGTCTCGGATTCAAGCTCTCCCCTGTTTTGTACGGACAAAATGCCGAGCGTAGAGATCTTAGCCAATGGTGTCCGTTGCACCCCTCCCGCACCTTGGACGCTGAAATCAAGCGAGCCAAAGACTACGGAACTCTCAACATCAACATCGGCAAGTACGCTCTCATCAACTTCTCCAAGCTTCGCTCTACTGGTTGCATCGAGTTCCGTGGTTTTTCCACGACCCTCAACCCCAACAAAATTATGCTCATCATCTCCAGCGTGTTCTTGATTTGCCAAGAAGCCAACCGAGCCAACATCCCCAACTGGTCTAGCTCCCGCAGAATCCAGCGGACTCTCGCCTCCGAACTCTTCCGCACCATCTGGGCTTGGCGTTCCCGCAGGGACATCACTAACTTCTTCCCCACACTCAAGCGGTTCTCTCGCTCGATGTTCAATTGGGGATACGCCTCCTGTGCTTGGTTTGATCGGTTGAAAAATGGTTCGCTCCCTGTCGCCTCCGAGCGTGGCCACTGCTACATCGCCGTTGACCAAGCCGTTGAACTGATGTCGACCCCCCTCTGGCAGTCTCATGTGAGAGGGTCGATCTAAACCAGACCAACTAAACAACCAACCAAGAAAGAATAAAATAATATGTGTGTAATCGTAGTAAGTCCGAACAAAAAGAATCGCCCTACACTCGAAACCCTCAAGCGTTGCGAGCGTAGCAATCGTGATGGCGGTGGCGTGGCGTGGCTCGAAAACGGCAAGCCGACCTTCCGCAAGGGAGTCGATGCCGAATTCATCCACGACATTATGCAAACCAAGTCGGGTGCAGTCGTGGCTCACTTCCGCATCGCAACTGTTGGCGGTGTGAAGCCTGTGCTGTGCCATCCGTTCCCCATCAGCCCTCGCCCATCGCAAGCTCTCCAAGGGCAAAGCGACTCGGTGCTTTTCCACAACGGAACTTGGTCTGATTGGAACAGCGTCCTCGCCTCCGTGCTAAAGCGTAACGGACTCGAAGTTGATGGCGAGTTCTCCGACTCCAGAGCCTCGGCACTTGTCGTGGCGGTTGCTGGACGGAATGCCTTGTCCAAGATGGGCGGTAAGTTCTGCGTCTTGGATAGCGAGGGAGCGTTCATGTTCAATGGTGGCTGGACGAAACACTCCGATGGCAACTGGTACTCGAATATGCATTGGGATTGGAAGCCCAAGTACACAAAGACCTACTCCTCGTACAAGGGGATGTCTTTGTTCGATGAAGCCTACGAAGTGCTGGAGGAAGATGATCGCTTGGAACGCCAAGCTGAAAAGCAACTCTCCAAAAGATCAGATGGTCTTTTGTCCTATAACGAGACGCTGACTAAGCTGGGGTTAAAGAAATGATCATCATTAAAATGCAAAAGGAGGCAAAGGAAATGTTTAATTGTTGCCACGCTGTAGAGCTTCGGGACTCTAAAAAGCAGAAGGGCAAAAGCCTGTGGCACATTTTCAATCGCCGTTGGCAGAGGGTTTGGCCTAAAGCAATCTATGCCGAGTGCGAGCTTGAGGCTCTAATGAAGTGCAAGGATATTATTCAAGCCAAGCTCTTGAGCCTAGCAAAAAGCAAATGCATAAAGAAGGTGGACTTTAAATGAGCAACGCACAATTAGTGACGGCTCTCAAGTGGTGGATTGTGTTTGCGTCTGGCATCTTGCTTGGGATGGGAATGTTTAGCTGGATAGATTACTTAAAATAACTTGGTGGTTGGTTGGTGCAGTAGGGGAGTTGGCTTGTGCTGACTCCCCTATTTGCATCTTGGTGAGTCTGACCCCTTCATTGGGATGCACTAAAATGGCGTTTAAAGCCTCACCACGGAGTTTGCTTGGGATGATGCGGGGGGTTGTGCCCCCCCAAGTTAAGGTGTGGGCGTATTGCCCTACTGAGTATAGCAGATTGCAACCCCGCTATGTAGCTTTATGCCAGTCACAGTATTTCTAAGTTCTGATCCAGCAGAAAACTGGGGACCACTTGCTGAATCTGGATCAAAAAGAGCAGAAATATTTACAAGATTTCCAGCGGAT